TATCTCTAAACCAATCTTTCATTCCAGCATCAGATATAGGTGTTAAACCATCTTTAGATAACCTTAAAACAGCACCTCTATCTTTGTCTGTAAAATACACCCTGTATGATTCCGATGCAAAAGATTCTGGATTTCTTGACATTCCATACTCACCAACAAAAGGTATTGATTGCCCTAAAACAGCTTGATTAGAAGTTACGTTAGTATTTCCATCAGCATTAAATAAAGCATCTTTATTAGCTAATATTTTAAAAACTTTATTTTCACAAAAAGTAACTAAATCAGTATCTCTAGCGAATAGTTTTTGAATCCCACCATTTATAGGGTTTAAATCTTTAGTTATTGGTTCTGCCTGAATAAATTCATTGGTTCTATTTATACCGCTAGTAGAATTATATATTCCTGAAAAAATTAAACCACTACGCTTTCTTTCTTCTTTATATTGCTCTGCTAAAGGCATGGAAGCTTTAACTCCTTTATCTATAGTAACAGCATTGAAATCATCTCTTATTCTGTTAGATTCAACTCCTGTGCCATATGAGTAACAATTATAATAACCTAAACCATGCGTTATTCTATGTGTTTTATCTGAATAACTACCTAGGTTTTCTATTTGTCCTATTCTATATATGCTATTTGCTATTACCTCTGTTATGTACACTTCAACCCATTCCGTGTCTTTACCAACACCATAATAAGTACCCTCTCCATTCCAAGATATTTTAATCTTAACACCTTGTCCCATGTTTTGCACTGTATTACTTACATCGTCAAGCTGAACTACTCTATCTATAAATATTATATCATTTTGTACCGCGCATATTTTCATTTTTTGAAAACCAGCAAGCTCAACATGAGAACCAACCTTTATGATCTCTTCTCCTCTATGCGAATAGTCATACCAATTAGCACCAAACTCATCAACTTCATCTCCACCAGTATTGAAATCTGACCCTATACTTTTACCATCCCATCTATGTCTTTTTAATTGAACAGGAAAAGATGGGCTTGCGGCATAGTATATATCCAACCCAATATCTTCTTTAGGTTCTGTTTCCCATATAGCTGGATTATCACTCATTGGAAAATCTTTGTCCTTACCAGTGTATAAAGATATTATTTCTATAGTGGTTTCATTTAAACCCCTTTCGTGTAAGCCTATATAAGCGTTTGGATTATCAGCGTACCAAGTTTGTCCAGACGGAGCGTTATCATCGGTATCTGTATGGTTATCTAGCCATTTCGGTTGCACGTTTTTATTATCACCAGCGTTATCACTAGCGTTCCAATAACTATTAAGATTATACCACTCGTGATTATTATTTGGTGTTCCACCATCTTCAACAACAACGTTCGGTAAACTTATATCGTACTTTTGTCTACCTCTTTTTACGTTTGCTTTACCAAACCCATCTACGTGGTTTGTTATAGGGTGAAAAGCGTTTGCACCTTCAACACCTATTATTTTATCTAATTTTATAGTGTATCTAACTCTACGATTATATGGAGCTCCACCTAGCAACTTTAATCTTTGTACAGGATCAGATTGCGCCATTATAATATCAGATAGAAACGCATCACCTCCCGCTAAATGTGTTCCTTGTATGTTTGATCCAAATGGAGGCGCTATTTCTTTAAATATTCCACCACCTCCAATTATAGTACCACCACCGTCATCATAACCCCAAGTCCCTTGTGGCGCTTCATAATTCCATATACCATCGCTTTCAACTAAAATATCCGTTACTGTATATACTGTTTGGTCTGGATCTTGTTTAAATCTGAACTGAGTACCAACTGTTGACATAGCGTCTCCAAACGCTAATTCAGAACCTTGGTGTTTAGCTGCTAATACAGTGTTAGAATCTCTATTAAAATCACTCTCAGATCCTATGCCCCAATAAGATAAATGCATATACGAAACATCACCGTCATCCCAAATACCATTACCACTACCACCTTGCGCCGCTCCTACTTTATCAAAAAACCATCTATCAGGATGAAAACGACCAAGAGGCCAGCTATCATCCACGTCATCACGTCCTCTCCACAAGTTATACCAATGTTGTCTTAACTTCGTCATTGTGCCTGTATTAAACACAGGTTGACAACCCTTAGGCCAAACAGCACCACTGCAAGTACTAACATTAACAAGAAAATCACTTTGGTCGCCCCATATTGATGGTATCATATACGGGTTTGCACCACTAAGATATCCTCTACTAGTAAAACTATCACCGTTTATAATATTACCATTATTCCAAGTAGCCAAAGGATTACTTGTTCCCGTGCCTTGATTATTTACCCCACCACCATCATGGCCCATTGTTAAATCTAAAATTCCTCTTGGAGAAGCGCCAGCGACTACTAAGTGATCGTAAGGACCGGCTGAACCTGTAATGTTAGCGTATTCATTAGTGTCTATACCCCAGTGACAAAATGGATCCCATTTAAGTAGGTGCGGACCAAAACTCGGCCAACTTTGCGGATTATTCGGAGCGCCAGCAGGAAAATTATCACTAGCATTTAAAAACTGCGCATTTGTAGCGTTCCAGTATGCTCCACCATACCAAGCGTTAGGGTGAAAAACACCATTACTGTGAGAGCCAGGACCCATAGGCCAGAAGGGGGCAGTATTTGCATTTACATTAAAATTACCTGGAGAAAATGTTCCACCGGAATCATCTATCCATGAACTCCCAAAAGGCTCTATATATTTACTAAAAGAACTAACCTCAAAGTTTTCATTATCTACATTGGCAGTTCCCATATCTACACCCGGTGGTATATAATAAGTAGCGTCATGATTCCAATCTTGTTGACCTGGATGACCAACACATATATATTTTATATCTTTAGATTGTAAAACTTGATACCTATCAGATTCAACGGCTTGAGCTTGTACTATATTAGCCTCTACGTTAGCATCTCTTAATATTTTAACAAAGAATCTTCCCTCGAATTTAGCTTTATCTTTCTCCTCTTTTGTTCTAACCTCTATACTCAAACCTCTGTTCATCGATATATTAGACGTATCACCGGCTTCAATAATAGTTGGTTGTAACGCTGAATCAGACTCACAAAACATAGCATCTAGTCCAAATGCTGTCTCTAAAGATATTCTAGCTAATCTAACTGGTTGACCGTCTTCTTCTATCTCCACACCATTAGCATCAATGTATGTTTGTGGTGGCGCTCCCATATAACTAATATTAGCAACGTCATACCATTTCGTTACATTCGATAATTGTTGTGTTACGCTATTAAAGGCAGATGGCATGCCGGGTGATTGGACAATTCTAATTTGAGCACCATTAAAACCAGTTAATCCTTTTAAAACTGTAGCGTCAAAATATTCTGCTATTACATCAACATTCATACGGTTTGGTAACGGTAAACCCGTAGGGTGTAACATACCAGTATCCCAGTTGCCAACCTCTGCCCAACCTGGTGGTGGAAGCATTATAGGTACAGAGCCCCAATATTTACTATCTGTTTTTATAAACTTAGGAGCATTGTTTTGTATAGACAAAACTTTATAGGAAACATCAAAATCTGTAAATTCATCAGAATCATGTTTCTTTTTAAGTATTAAGTTAGTGTCTTCATTTATTTTATTTCTTTCAACAGAAGGAAATGATAACCACACGCCACCATCTTCAGCGTCATACCATCTATCCATAGCTATGTTGTAGTACTCGTTAGAAGTTTCTTTTATATAAAAAGTATATGACTCAGCCCAAAAAGGAGGATCTGACAATAACTCTACGTTTAATCTATTTTGATATTTAGCTCCTTCTTTCTTTATTTCTACAGAACCAGATTTAGAAGTCAAAATAGGAGTTTCTCTACCGTATTTATCTCTATATACTACTCCTATTTGATATGTTCTTTGTGATTTTAAGGATTTAGCTGGAGCACCCAAAACATTACCCTCTTCTTCCCATGGACTGTTTTGTTCTATTGTAGTTAAAAACGATGGCTTTATAGAAACCATATCAGAAGTAGCAGGATCTATTTTTTTAAGATCATATTGTTGTAAATAATTAGCAAAAATTAATCTATTCGCCGTTATTTCTTGTCCTAATGCTTTTCTAGGAACGTTATCCCATGGTCTCAACAATTGATTCGATGCTACAACTTGATGTATTAATTCTGTTTTTATAGTATATTTTCCAAAATGACTTCCGTTTCCTGGAGTATCCCAATAATTTTGAATTTCACCAACTGGTATTGGATCGTCTTTTTTAAATGTTTCTACGGTATATACGTTTGGAGAATTGGATTCTTTATATAATATATCTATTTCTACAACATCTTTTGGGCAGTTTACTGGTCTCCAATTTAATACTTTTAATTGTCTTAAACTATTTTCCATACCCAAATTATAGCCTTTTTTAGGGGAGTAATCAAAATTTTGAGGTATAAACGCTACTTCAGACCAAGGGGCAAAAACCGAATATTCACCGTCTTCATATTTATATCTATAAGAAAATCTAGGAAATTTAACTTTAAATAACGGATCAATTTGTACTAATTCTACTTGATAAACATCACCCTCATTAATAGCTTTTGGAGGAAATACTCCAGATATACTCATTATTTTAGCATGGACAAATGGATTTGAGAAAGAAGCTTGTGGAAATCCTGTATAAGTAAAACCCCATGTTGGTCCAAACTCATCCATATTTGGTAGAGAGGGCGTCCAAGAAAATGGAGGATTGTTTGCGTGTACAACTTTTGGCGCCCAAGGCGCACTATATGAATTGTAACCATTATTATCCAAAACATACCTTTCTTGGGCAGGATTTATTATTTCAACTCTACAACTAGCGGTTTTATCATTACCATAAATATCAATATAACTATATTTTATAATTAATTGATCTCCAGATTCCCAATCCTCACCTGACGCTGTTGTGTTTATAGGTATAACTAATTCATCACCTACAGTTTTTTGAACTTTGCCACGAGTGTAAAACATACTAATATCAGTTCCATCTATAGCTGTACCACGTGTATTGTCTTGGTAAGCTGTGGATGCAGTGCTCCACACGTCTGCAAAATTAGAAGATTGATCCATTTTGCTACCAGTGAAACTAGCTGCAACAGCAGTCCCTTCTGTCACGGGGTTTACATCTGCTAATCCTTCTTCGAACTGGTACATCTCCAAAGTAAGAGGCATAGTTGGACCTTTTCTTAAAACAGTCATATGCTCTTCTAGCATAAATGTAGGTCTACATTTCTCATCTAAATCACATAATTCATTTATTTGAGGTCTAGGTTGTCCTAAACTATTTATAGCATTTACAAGATTATTAGTCGCGGTCCCGAAAGCCGACGCCATATTGAGAAGAGTTTGAAAATAATTAGACATCTAAATATTATTTATTTTATTATACTATTAATTGTCATCTATAGTTGTAGTTTGTTGATAGTCGCAATCATCTTTAATACAATCATATTTAACCTCATCAGTAACAACTAAAACTGTATGTTGGTTAAAATCATCTATTTTAGGTATAGGTAAACCAGTATATCTTCCCATTAAACCTGGTGTCGTAGACCACAATGACGTTTTACTACCTGTTTTACATCTTTCTATATCTATTTTTTTGGGTTCAGAATAGTTATCTGTCCAAAAAAGCATACCATCTATAATATTTATACCTGTTATATTTCTTTCTGGACTAAAATTTAAATTTCTATCCCCATGAAATACTATATTACCACTTGGTCCTGCTCCTGTAAAAGCTTTGTTTAATATTATTATTTTACTAGCATAATCAACCTCTTCAATCGTAGTATCAAAAGGGAAATCGTCATGATCTACTCTCATACCCCAGCGTAATTGATTTAAGTTTTCGTTATTAACAAGTGTGATTTGGGCTTTATTACCACCACATTTCGAGTTACATGTATCAATCTCAGATATTACTTTGTATATATCAACCATAACAGCGTTTTCCTTGTCTTGCCAAGATGCGTCTAAAGGTTTTGTTGTGTTATACTCTATTATTCTATCCATCCAGATACCTTCGGTTTCAGATGTAGTATGAACGAATCTATAGAGCATATCTGATTGCGGATCTATTATTTGTGCTATGTGATAATTACTACCGTCATATTCATCTTGAACCAAACCAGTTGTAGTGGGATCTGGATTACCAGCGGCATTTAATTGAATTCTACCTTTAGTGGCTTGTGTAACAACTATATTTCCTAATATATTTTGAGCAGCCCCAACGTCTGAACCTTCTGATGTGGAAACAGATATATTTAAAGCTTCTCTATATTGGCCTCTTGGAACGATTCTCTCATCGATATCTTTTTCCATTTTACCACCCTGAAAAGTATTTTTTAACTCTGGCATTTTAGTGTTGTATATATTTAGATTTACCTCTTATTACTTGGGTTATTTCTTCTATTTTAATATTAGATAACCTTAGTTTTGCTTTTCGTGTTTCTGCTGCTTTTTCTTTTTTCAACCTTTGTATTATACCTTCTGGAACATCAACCCTTGCTGACGCACATCCACAAGCAATCCATTTGTACATAGCTTCTTCAGCAAATTTATGAACCACTGATTCATTATCATCACTCACCCCATCACTTATGTATTTTAATACTATAGTTTTATTTGCTAAAGCAGATGAAAAATGTATATTTCCATTATCATTATCAATATAATAAGATCCATTTATTTGTGCATGCTCAGGATTCAACCCATATCTACGTCCTAATAAACTACCATCAATGTGAGAAGCGTTACTATCTTTTGCGCCCTTATAATTCTCCCAACTGTTCGAACCTGGTATTGGACTAGTAAAAGTTATCGATGTTGACAAGCCAGACGTAAGTGCATTAGATATTGTAATAGTTCCAGCGCCATCGTTGTCAACCACATGCGTGTTAGCCGGCACATCAACAGTAAGTCCACTAGAAACTATCATACCAGGTAGTATTGATGAATTAGCGCTGGTTAGAGTTATATAACTATTACCTGAACTAATAGAAAATGCAGTTTCAACTATAGGCGCTGTTGTGTATTGTCTTAACAAATCAGTTGTTGCTCCAACACCATCTATATTGTCTGTATCATATTTATAATCACCAATATTACCATCTGTTCCATCTACCGTAACTTGATCTATAGCAAAGGGATTAGAAGTTTTACTAGTTGGATATATTACATGCTCAATACCACTACTATCAACGCTTGCTAGTTTAACATAATTTACATAATCATGGGGTAACGCCATAACTAAAGATGGTGGAATTTCAATTTCTTGTGATTTAAAAGATTTGAAAGTATCATAATGTAATTCTTGAAGCGCTCTATAAGCATGAAAAGTAACATCTCCCCTTAATACATTTTGTAATATTTTACCCTCACCAACATATGCAGCTTGAAAGTTATTTATTATTTCAGCTATAGATATAAATTGATACTCTCCGTGATTAGTTCCAGGATAATATGTTTTTGGCGCTGTTGATCCACCCCCACCAGATACTGGTAATGTTATTGACATAATTATTTATTTTCTTGTTGTATACTTAACGAATCTTCTGCTTGCGCTGCTTGAAATAACTGAGGATCTTCTATTGATACTCCAGCTAGTTTTAATATTTTAACAATAATATCCGCCTGTTCAGATCTATGCAATTGAAAGTTTTGGGTTTGGTTAGGATTCCAAACTGGTTTTTCGTTTACTATTACATAACCCCAATAAGCCAACTGCGGTCTACCAGTTATTGCCTCGCAGGTTACAGGACCGGTTGCTGTTATTTGTCCATTGCCATCCCAAACTTGTATTTTTTTAATTCCATCTTTAAAAAACACAGCATCAGTAAATCCTTCTTGATGCCATTTAGAAGCGTAAAAATCAGTTACTAAATCTGGATCTACTTCTTTTAAAGTTCTACGAGAACCACCTTGGTTAAGAAATATTTTACCTACGTGACCAATAGGTAAATTAGTTCCACCAGTAACATCAGCTATTGTATAAGCACTAGCAGCTATAAGCTTTTCCATAATATGCGTAACAGAATCACCTAGTTCATTTTTTTCAGGTCTTTGAAGTCTAAACGCCTCTAGATCATACAAGTATTGATCAAAAATATCATCTTGAGCTTGGTTGGCGAATAAATTAAACTCTTGAGGTGTTATATAACCTCTTTGCTCTTTATTAGCGAGTGCTTGTACTGTTTGATATACTGTATCTATATTTATCGGCATATTTATTTTTTATTTATTATAAGGAAAAAATCTATTTAAAGTTTCTTTTCTTTTATTGCATCCACAATCTTTTTTAGTAATTTTACTTACTTTATCTACAGTTTGTTTTATACCAAAAAATTTAGTAATTTTTTCAACTGTATCCCCTAGTCCTTTTGATTTATTTTTCATAATTAAATTTTAATATATGGTCGCCCCGAAGGGCAACCATATTATTATTATTACTCATTTAATCTTTTTTCTATATTAGAATAGATTTCCATACCTTCATCAGTTTTAAACCAATGAGCCAAAGCGGTGTAAGGATGCTCATCAAAAGGAATAGTCATTAATTTTCTACCATTAGATCCCCATGTAAAGTTTCTTTGATCTGGTGATAATCTTAAAACACCTTCTTCTACGGCTTTTATACCAAAGTTTCTTAACATTACATTTTCATCATCTGCTAATTCTAAGAATAGTTTAGGGTTATTACGAGCAAATACTAGTAAATCTCTTCTAAGCTCCTTAGAACTTAACTTAGATACTTCAGAGCCTTTTTCAACACGCATAATAGCTTCTGCCATATCTATATCTACATTTCTAGCAGCAACCAAAGCATCAACTTGCATATCTAATACTTCTATTTCTGATTGAGCTCTTTTAGCTGGTCTCCACTCTTCATATAAAACACCTTTAGCTGGGTGATATAATGATAATAGTTTTTGAAGTGTTACTTTAGTTCTTGGAACATGAAGACTACCACTTCTAAAAACAATATGTTCTAACCTTTGATCTCCTTTCATTTCATCAACAAAACAAGTTTTTTGATTTTGACAATATTTTAACTCTCTTTCATATCCTAGTTCTTCGTCAAAATAATATATGTTTGCTGATTTAATAGATCTTGATAATGGTTTTTGTGAATTTTTTAAAAGATATAATCTATCTTTTATTTCCCATTCATTTTTAGGTTTTATTCTTTCTCTTGTTTTTTCTTTTTTTGTCACAGGAGGCGTATTTATTGCTACAGCCTCTACAACTGCTTCTACATGCTCATCACCAGGGTCTGCCTGTAATGAGACTTTTGTTTCTTGTTTTTTTGCCATAATATAATATATAATAAAATTAATAAAAATAAAGGGTCGAGGCCGAAGCCCCGACTCTTTAAAATAAATGTGCTTACTTCATTAACATGAAGTTGTTAGCACCTTGAGTAATTAAACATCTTTCAGAAAGCATGTGAATCTCCATTGCGTCTAGCGCTGAAGTAGCAGCACCAACCGAACCAGTAACCCATGTCTTCATTCGTCTGTCATCAGCTTGAGAAGCTCTGTATCTAACGTGTAAGAAAGGACGTTTAAGGTTTTTACCTAACATTTGGTCATAAACCGTTGAAGTACCAGCTGGTACCATAACACCTCTAATCGCATTAGAACCAGCAGCAGCATTAATACCACCTCTAGTAGCTAAATCATTCAAGTATCTGAAATCAGATTTGTAGAAGTCATAAGAACCTCTTCGGAATCCAGAGAAACCTAAGTTAAGTGCCATATCTTCAGAGTTGTTGAATACACCGTAAGATGTACCACCAGCACCGTAAGAATTCATAGAAGCTAACATGTCGTCCATTGCTAGGGACGTAGCTCTATTAACAAACATCATGTTTTCTTCAATAGCACCTTGCTTATCAAATTCCGCTAAGATAGCATCAAATTCAGCTAAATCAGTAGCAGCGTTAACACCAGTAACACCAGAAGTAACATTACCACGAGTTTCAATAGCATCAAATAAACCTTGAGTACCAGTAACATCACCTGTGTTAGAGCCATATATATGGTCATCAGTTAAATCCGCGTTAGCGTTTAAACCACCATATAAACTAGCACCAGCAGTTGCAAACGCAGGACCACCAAGCTTAGCTTCTAACATAGCCATTTCTAAGTAATCAGTGAAACGAGCTCTTGTGTCAGCCTCAGCTTTTAAGTACCATAAGTAACCTGTACCACCATCTTCACTAGCAGTTTCAACCCAACCAATTCTAGACGCATCAGAACCTGATACCTCGTAGTAATCTTTCATAATAATTGGTTTGTTAGAGAATGACTTGAACTGTGGTTGATTAGCACCTCTTGAAGTACCACCATCATAGTTGTCCCCTTTTTTGAATTCAGAACCATAAACTAATATAGTTAATGAATCATTAGTAGAACCAGCAGCGTCATCAGTAATAGAAGCAGCTAATAAGTTGCCAAATCCATAAGGAGCAACATTAATAGTAGCAGCAGGAGTTGTTCTGTCAACAGAAACAACAACAGCTTTACAAGTAGCGCCATTAGTTGAGCAAGCAATAAGAACCGTGTCGTTTTTTCTTATAGCGTGATTAGTTCCAACATCATTTCCGTCGATGTCATTTTCAATTTCGATAATACCACCAGTAGCGGCATCATCATCTGTACATTTACCTGTATAAGATAAGTGTAATCTACCTTGCTCAGACCAAACAACTTGATCAGCAGCCATAGATTCTTCAGCTCCAACTTGCGAAAGAAAACCAGATATAGTCCTAGGACCATAAATCTCAGCTTCTTTTTCCATTAGATCTGGTAAATACTGTTGCGCCCAACCTTGTCCAGCTGAAGACGCTAAGTCTAAGTAGTTTGTTGATAATGCAGACTGACCAGTAGCCGGTTGCACGTTCAACAAAGTTCCATTAGTAATTGCCATAATTAATAATTTTTAAATTGTTATTTTTTGTTTTTAATTTTAAATTTGAAATCAGCAGTATTGTCACCTATTACTCTTGCTTTAATACCACTATTGTTAGTATTACTACCTAACTCTTGTCTAGGATTCATATTTATGTTTTTAGATTGAGTTATACTTTCTTTTAAAGCATCAGCTTTACCTTGTTCATAAAAATGATTAGCAACAGCATCGGAATTCATAGCTGTAAATAAAGATTTATGGTAACCTGCTTCGTCTGACATTTGTCTATTTTTATCCAGAAACTTTCCGATAAAATTATTTATGTCGCTTTGTGTTTCCTTAACTTTATTAACGTTGTTCACATTAAACCTATATTTTTTCTCACCGACATTGTATTCAAAACCTTTGAATTCGTCTCCAAAGAACTTATTAGTTCTATTTAAAAAATTAGATTTAGCACTTTTTTCGTATTCAGCTAACTTCTGTGATTCGTTGTAGAAATTAATTGCTTCTTGTTGCTCGTTAGTGAGTTTTGATCCGCTTTTAATTTCGTTATAATATTTGGTTTTCGTCTCTTCCAAGTGAGTTTTAGCGTTGGCAACTTGCTCTTTTAACGCTAGTTTTTTTCTTCTTATTTCTTTTTCGTCGTCTGTGTCTTCGTCGAAAGAGAATTGATCTTCCATAAGGAAGTTAATTTCTTCTGCGTTTAAATGAGGTTTTGTATTTTTATAATACTCGTAAAGTAAATCCTGATTATCTAGTTTAGAATAATCTTGGTTTAGTTTTACGTAATCATTTAAATCACCACCAGTTTCTTCCATGAAATTCATTAACTTTTGAACATTTTCAGGGAGAAGTTCTTCCATCGCTTCTTCTTTTAATACAACCTTTTCAATTTGTTCTTTTGATGGTTCTACAGAAACTTCTTGGCTATCTCCATCAACAGTTATTTCTTCTAATACTGAAGCTTCTTGTGCTTCTGTTTCCGGTTGTACTTTTTCTTGTTCTTCTGGGGCGTTGGCATTTTCAGCGCTTCCAACCACTCCCTCGTTGTTAGTGTTATTTTCTTTAATTTCATTTTCTTCTGGTTTTATTGGTTTATCTAAATCAACCTTAGTTATAGTTTCTCCTACAACTTGAGATTTTATTTTCATTTTTTCCTTAACCTTAGTAACGTTACCTTTTGTTTCGTTGCTATCTGGTTGTTTTTCTACTTTTTCTTTTACTTTTAATGAACCAGTTTCGTTATCAACGATTGGTTCTTCTTTTTTCTTTTTTGCCATAATATAATATAATAATAGTTAATAAATCTTAAATACCCAAATTAAATCCTCCTAATACATCATTACCTGATGACTCAAAGTTTTGTGAGGGTTTTCCATTTTCTTTTTGATCAATCATTGCAGATTGTTGAGTTGCCTGCATTTTTGTTCTATCGTCTTTACGGTTTTCAGCTAGCAATTGTCCTTCTGTTTTGGTTTTGGCTTCTAATTGTTTTAGTTGCATACTATACTGAAACTCCAATTGCATTAGCTTTTCCTTAATAAGCGCTTCTTCTTGTAACAACTGTGATTTACCATCTGTTTTTAACGCTTCTAATGATTTCTGCGTTTCCATTATAGATTTGTTTTTCTTTATTTCAGCTTCTGAAGCTGCTTCGGATGCTTTAGCTTGCGCCTCTCCTTGGGCTCTAGTTTGCTCTAATTGTCTTTGTTGATCTTCTTCGCCTTTCTTTTTTCTTCTAATTTTTAAAACTTGATTTGCTAATTTAACGTTTTTAATAGCTCTTAAGTCGATAGCATCTTCAAGCTCTATACTTCCTTGTGTTAATGCTGTTTGAATATTGTTCTCTAGTAATTGTTTTTCTTCTTCATCAGGCTCAAGTTCTAAAAATATACCAAAATCATATAAATGTAAATCACTCATCTCTTGTAAAGTAGCTACATTGTGAGCGCCTATAGATTCTATAAAAGCATCTTTAGTTGGTGAGTATTCAATAATGTCAGATATTCTCAATGACAATTGTTCTGCTATTTCCGTGGTTAAATACATTCCACTTTGAAGTATATGTCTACAAGCAGTATTTGAATTAGCCGCTGCCATTTTTTGCACTCCAACTAAAGATCTTTCCGCTGGAGTAGAACCATCTGTAGCTTCATTTAATCCAGTAACATCTCTTATCATTTGTAAATAATAATTATATGTTGTAATTAAACTCTGCATTTTTTGACCACCATTTCCATTTTGTATTTCTTGAATAGGTATTTTACCAGGATTACCATCTCCTTCCGCGGTCATAGATCTACCAATTATACTACCAGTTTGGAAGAACATATTTAAAGCTTCTTGTGGATTATAACTAGTTCCATTACCTAAATCCACCTCAGCTAACCCATCGACATCTAAAAACACTCCATCTGGAGTTACTCTAGATAATACTTGTTGAATCTTCAAATGTGTAAGTTGGATCATGTCAGCAAAACCTGTTACACGGTTTACTAAAGAGTCGATTCTACCTTCGTACATTCTAGGCGCTACAATAGCGTAATTCATTTTAACTTTAGTATAATCACTTTTAGGACGCATCATGTTTGATGCTTTCTCCCATTTAATTAATTTGTTAGCGCCTAATATATAAGCACCTTCATATAAACATTCTAGAGACCTATGTACTTTTTCGTATTTGTCTGTGTTTTTACCTGGATTAAAAGTGTCATCTTTTTTAATTAACTTTTTAGCCCCAGTACCTGTTTTCTTCATCTTGTAAACCTCATTCATATAGGTTTTATAGTTAAAGTAAAGTACATCAACTTTATTATTATCAGATTCTAAAGTTGCATTTATATTATTATACCCATCATAATAACTACTTGATTTGCTAGCAACAATTTCTTTTAACTCTTCTTCATTTATATACGGAAACTGCTTTTTTAATTCGTTTATAGATATAGTTTTAACTTCTCCAACATAATATATATCATCAAAAAATGGCGAATCAGTATGCGAGTAAACTAAATTAGCAGGATCTACGTAATCTATAACAACTCCTTCTGATGTATTAAATGAGGTTTTAGCTGCACCAATACCACATACTACTAAATCTTGATAAAATCTTCTTTTAATTAAATCAAATTGATTACCACGCATTAATAGGTTTATAGCCTGCTCTTCTGCTATTTCTATTTCTTGTTTGTAATCTAGTTGCATGTGCAAAGAAAGCTCCTCATCTGTAGCTGGTAAATCTTTTATAGGACTTTCTGTTGTATCAAGATAAAATTTTTCTTTAACAAACTGATCGAACTCTTTCATCTTCATGTCCTTTTGAAGATTTTGCATGTATTGTGTTCTTTTTACAACTCCAAATGGATCTTGAGAATAAGCTTTTATATCATACAATCTTTCAGCTATTCCATTAACAACTATATCTACAAATTTAGAAATAATTGGTACTGGAGTCCAGTCTAAATTTAAATAGGACAAATCACCGTTTATAGATAATTCATCCTTATATTTTTGAACGTTTTGTTCACCACGAGCATATAAACGTAAGTTGTGTATTCTAGAACTATGATGGTTAGATCTATTATTTGCTCCATATGTTTTACCGTACCATTCGTATTGAATTGCTTTTGCCACTTTCAACCCGTAGTCGAAACTCATTTTTTCTAAATCACTAACAACTTGACTTGGAAAGTTTGTATTTATAACTGATTCAGCCATCTTTATGTTTTAATTATTTTACTTGTATTTCCTTTTTGATTGTATTTAGCAAAATTAATATTTACCGCTGTTCTCTCAATTTTAGCGTTAGGAGCATACAAGTGTCTATTGTTTGCCATAATGGCTAAACCAGAGCTTATACTTGCATCAAACTTTGTTCTTTTGTTTATATCAAATCTAGTCCAATCATTTAATAGCGCGTTAAAATATAGATTTCCAAACGTTCCATCTTGCCCCATACCAACGTGATCTTGGATATACATTTCAATTGCAGCCGCGTGAGCTTGTTTTATGTCTTCTGAAGAGTTAGGTATTCCACCTACTTCTTTTTCTGCTACAGATAATTTGTTCCATATTTTATCAGGTCTGTTCATAGAAAATCCTCTGTATCCTCTACGTCTCAAATAATACAAGAGACGGGGTTTATTGTTTTCCGCGAGTATTGGCATCCCGTAAAATACCAAAGCCATTAGAACGTCTTCAAAGAATATTTCAGCTGTAGGTGGTCTTGATAAGTATTCTAAAAAGAAGCTGTTCGCAGGAGCGTCCTCCATACTAAACCTGGTTAAGCCATGTAATGCTCCTTTAGAACCTTCTCCATCTACAGTCCCTGATATATCATAAGAGTCACAACCAAATGCTCCCATGTGTTCATTACCAGGATATTTTATACCGTTTTTAAGTACCACTCTATTCTGTAATTGCTGAGGTGGAACCCAGCTAACTTTAAATCTACCTTTTGGATCTGGATAAAATATTACTTGTGTATCTTTCACACCACTCACCCATTGAAAATTACCCTGTGTAATACCTAAAGTTCTAGACATCTCCTCATTATAATCTATTTGTTCGTATATTTTAACTAAATTAAATATACTTCCTTTGGCCTCATCTCTAAAAGCGTGTTCTGTTGTTCTTGGAAACTGGCGGTAAAATTCGTTTAAAGCATCTGAATCTCCTTTTAAACCATCTACTTCGTTCTGCCAATTATCTATTACCCCTACATCTATTAATTCACCATCTGGGGCGAGGATATCGATATCAGGAGTAGTGAAAACTGGAACTCCGTGCTCATCAATAAATCCCTCGTAGTTCCATTCCATTGGGATAAACAAAGAGTATAAACCAGATTTTGTCTGACCATTTCTATTTCGCTTAGTGACATCTGATGCATTGTATAATTTTTTAAAGTTATCGCCTCCTTTATCTAAAGCGTTTGATGTTGAACCCATCATACACTTACCTATAATTCTACTACCTAATCTTAAACATGTTTTTGTAACACGCCAATTGTTTAATATATTATCAGGTCTTTCCCATTTACCACTTTCATCATGCACTAATAATGCTAATTTTTCACCGTCATAGCTATTGTCACCTGTATTTTTCCAATCAATGGTTGTATCCAACCCTTGTATATCCTCCAACTTTTCATTAGCAGTAATCTTTTTTCTTGTAAACTTACTAGCAGGCACTCTATAAGCAAGTTCTGATTTAGGACGATCCATACCATCTTGTACTGGTTTAAAGAAAAATGGATAGTTTATGCTAATTGGTACTACTTTGTCTGTAAACATTTTCTTAGCGTCCGCCCCTGTTTTAGATAAGATACCATATCTACTATCACTTGCAAGAGTGGCTAAATTAACCGTTTCTGCAGATGACATAAACGAAAACCCTGATCTTCTGTTCTTTAGGTAACACATACCATAGCATCTTTTAT